GGTTCAAAAATCCCTATGGGGCGGTCGTTTCCTCAAATCAACCGACCTATTCAACTAAGATATAAAATCACTAGGAGGTGAACAATATGTCGGAACAAAATAATACAGATATCGTAAAAAACTATCCAGGTAGCCCAACCGAAAACCATGCCCACAACGGCGATGGTGCTTTTGCATCAGGTGCAATCGGTTCAGCAACCACAACAGATGCAAACGGTAATCTATCTCCAGCTGCTTCGCTTGGTAACATTGCCACAGCGAACTTTGGAACAACATCAGGTGCAAACGCTGTAAATCCAACTGGAACACCAGGTGGTATTCTAGCACCAGAGCAGGCTCGTCGCTTCATCGACTATGTGTGGGATGCAACAGTTCTCGCTAAAGACGGACGTAGAGTTACAATGAGAGCAAACACCATGGAAATCGAAAAGGTTAACGTTGGTGAGCGTGTAATCCGTGCTGCTGCTCAAGCACAACCTGACTTCACAAACGCAGGTGCTACATTCACAAAGGTAGAACTAACAACCAAGAAGATTCGTCTTGACTGGGAAGTTTCTACAGAAGCACTAGAAGACAATATTGAAGGCGGTGCTTTGGAAGATCATCTAGTTCGCTTGATGACCAACGCATTTGCTAATGACATCGAAGACCTTGCCATTAACGGTGTAGGTTCAGGTGCAGATGCATTCCTTTCAATCATGCCTGGTTTCGTTAAGCAAGTTAATCAAGTTGCAGGAAATGATGCTCACGAAGCAGCAGTTACTGTCGCTAATAACGAGTGGACACCAAACGTTATGCAAAGCATTATCTTGGCTATGCCACGTAAGTATCGTGCACTTAAGAGCAATCTTAAGTTCTATGCAGGAACTGACGCATTCCAAGGTATTGTTAAGAATAACGGAACACTTGCCGATGCAATTGCAGAAGCTGTTTCTGGCCAAATTCCAGGAAGCACACAGTCAAATCGTCAAGCATACCTTGATGGCGCAGGACAAACCTTTGGTAACTCCCGCACAACTCGTGTTCTTGGTGTAGATGTTCTTGAAGTTCCTTACTACCCTGCAGGTTATGTCGATTTGACATTCCCTCAGAACCGTGTATGGGGATTCCAACGCGACATCACTGTAAACCGTGAATACAAGCCAAAGAAGGACACCATCGAATACACAGTATTCGTCCGTTTTGGTATTCAATGGGAAGAATTGGATGCAGTTGCTTACGCAGATGCAGACTCAACAGATTCCTAATTAATAACCAATAAAGACAAGGGGAGGTCAACCTAAAAAGTTGTCCTCCCTTAGTCATATTCTGGTATAATTACAAATGAGTATTGGAGTATTATGACTTTAACAATGGAAGAGTTATCAACAAAAACCGTAATGGCACTAAAAGCGTATGCCAAAAAAAATGATATTGATTTATTTGGGGTATCAACTAAACTAGAAATATTAGAAGTTATAGCAAGTTTTATTCCAAATGAAAAAGCGGTATCAAAAGATACTGCAAAACCTAAAGATCAAGTAGAAAAAGTGGCTTTATATTCAGAGAAAAATATATACTGGGATGGATTGGGTGATTTAAAGGTTGGCTACAACATAGTCTCAAAGGAGGCATCGGAACAGTGGATTACTCGTAAGGCAGTCAGAATTGCACAGCCTGAAGAAGTAGCCTCATACTACGGTAAATAATTATGTCAACAATTCTTCGTATTCCCCCATATCCACTTTCTGTAACCTACTCAGTTCCAAATGCAAATGCTGACTATATCTTAGTTATTGAAAATGTGCCAGAACAAATAGAACTAGAAGAGTTTGTTACTTCTAATGCAAACTCTCAACTCGTATATTCCTTAACTGGAGATTTTATAAAATATGATAAGTCATATGCCCTTAGCATTTATGAAGATGTTGATGGAGATCGTGGAGATGTTGTAGTTGAAGACAACCTAGAAGTTGTTCGACCATATGTAAACCCAGCAACACTTGCTACTTCTGGAACAGCCACAGATATTGCTGCCTATACAGAGTATGAAAATTTAGCAAGGTTGATGATTGATTCTATTACTGGTGGATTTTATTACGATAGAACATACCTAGAGGTTGTTGGACAAGGAACTGACTATATACCTCTTTGGAAAAGAACACATAAAATTTTAAAGGCATATGAAAATGCAGAGCTAGTGTATGACCTTAGTGATACCGTAAATGGTCCAGCACTAAAAGAATATAACTACCTTATTACTAAAGATAAGACTGCAATTACAAAAGATCCAGTAGAATCCACTGATGCAATCAATCGTGCAGAAAGAAGATATGCCAAAATACCAGTAGCTCCTTCAGATTCAATTAGTTTATTTGATACAGAAGATAGTGGAAATGTCCAAACTATTGTTCCAGCAGCAGCGTTTCCAGAAGGATCTGACTGTATATTTTTACTAGAAACTGGATATAAAGTAGTTCCAGTAGATATTGCTGATGCAACAAAATTATTAATTGAAGATATCAAATGTGGAAAACTAGACTATTACAAGAGATATGTCCAAAAATATTCAACAGATCAGTTTAAGATTGAATACGATAAAAGAATAATTGAAGGAACTGGAAATCTTTTAGTAGATAAAATTCTTAACAAATACGTAGAAACGATTATCCGTCCAGGAGTCTTGTAATGGATTCCTGCCTACAAACAGATTTTATGTATCCAATGAAGGCGGATATATACTATCCAATAATTAGTCAAACACAATATGGCCAAGCAACCAAAAGCTGGGTATTTGATAGAACAATAATTTGTAATGCTACAAGCGTAGGCGGTGCAGGAACTGAAGATATTAAACCAGAAACATTTCTTCAATACGAAAACAAACTTATTGCCAGGACCAAAACTGACCCAAGAATATCTTCTAATAATTCCGAAAATGCTATAACCAACATTTTAGTAACTAATGTTCGTAATGCTTATGACGAAATTATTTACAAAGAAACAGCAGGTCCAAGATCTGGTAGAGGAACTATATATGAAATGGCAACAGTGGAGCCATTTACTGGCCCTTTTGGATCAGTAGAATACTTTAAGATGCTCTGGCGCAGAACAGAGAATCAAACAGTGAGTGACTAATGATAGCAAGAACTGATACAAAACAATTTCAAAAACAAATGACAAATATTGTTGATTATGCTATTGGATTTTTAGATGGCATTCAAAAAGGAAAGACTAAGTTTTTAAAAAATCTTGGTGCTGGAGTTATTGAAACTATGGCAGCCTATGTAGATGTTTCTGCAAGAGGAAATCCAAGTGCCTTGCATCATGTTTATGAATGGTATAAAACTGGAAGCCCATCAGCCAGACTATTTGATTTACAATATACCGTTAGTAATTCAGGGCTAAGAATTAATTCAAGTTTTAAACAGTCTAGAACATTGCAAGAAGATTCCAATACTCCATTTTACAATAAAGCAAGAATTATGGAAGAAGGTATTTCAGTTACGATATCACCTAAAAAATCATCAGTCTTAGTATTTAATGATGGTGGTAAAACTATATTTACAAAAGGCTCAGTAACTGTTAGAAATCCTGGAGGAGATTATGTTGAGGGATCTTTTGAAAATATCATGGATGAATTTATGTTAAAATATTTTAAACAGTCATTTCTTAGATCTAGTGGACTCTATGACTATATCAGTAAGCCTACAGTCTTTAAGAAAAATATTAAAGCGGGATCGAAAGCTGGCAAAAACAAGGGTATCAATACAGGATACAATTGGATAATTAATGCAAAGATTGGTGTAGAATAGTCATATGGTCTCTAATGTTAATTTAAATACTGGCTTTCCGCCAACATTTCTTAATGCTTATATAAACAGTGAGCTAAAAGAGTTTGGGCTAGTCCCAGATGGGCCTAATCCATTTCAGCCTTTTTTCCCAGCACAAAGCCCAATAAACATAGAAGACATTTATAACGATAGTATATATATTAGAAATAACCCTAATGCTACTGTAATTATGTTTGATAGATTAGTTAGATTTAGACCTAATGCTTTTTATAGAAATAAGCGTGAGCAGTTGGTATATTTTATATATGCTCCAGATCTAACCAATCTGTTTGATGTAACTAGAGTAATTACTGAGTGTTTAGATAGAGAAGACTCTTCAGCACAAGATATGAACTTGTGGCTTGCCTCAAATGACATTTTAGACGAGACTGGAAATGTTATAGCTCCAAATGTATATTTTCATAATACAAAGGTTTACCAGGCAGATGAGTCACGGGATATAGCAGAGCTAGCCTCAGCTAGGACATTATTTCTTAACAAACTAGTGATTGAGTATGACTATCACACTACAGATGCAGTAGGCGCTAGATATACCTAAAATGGTGTTATAATTAAGTTGAGGAAACAAACGCCAAAAACTTAATATCTATTTTTACAGAAAGAGGTGAATAAATGGCATATAGTCGTGGAACGTCGTCCAATATTATCGTTGGTGCAGCAGCACTTTTTGTTGCAGACACAACCCTAACTCCAAATACATTGGAGTCTTTTAGCACTGAAGTATCATTCAGAGAAACACTCTCAAATGATGCAGCATATACTAACGTAGGTTATACCATGAACGGTCTAGAAATGCAGTTCCAACCAGACTTCGGTGAAGTTCAGGTTGACCAAATTCTTGACGTTGCTAAGCTTTATAAGCAAGGTATGCAAGTTAATCTTGCAACTGCTTTTGCTGAGGCTACCCTTGAGAATCTTCTCTTGGCTCTAGCTTTTAACGATACTGAATTGACTGGAAACAAATCTGCTCACACAGGTCAGGTCTTGAACCTATCTGCAGGAGATATCGGTGAATGTCCAGTAGAGCGTGGAATTGTTGCAGTAGGACCTGGCACAGGTGATTGCGTAGATTCTCCATTCGTGGAGCGTGTTTACACAGCATACCGTGCTTTGTCAATTGAAAACGTAACAGTTTCAGCAAAGCGTGATGAGGCTTCAATGTTTGAAGTATCATTCCGTTTACTACCAGAGGATACTTCAGGATCATACGGTAAGATCGTTGACCGCACTTTCGGAGATCTTCTATCATAATAGTTTAACTATACTTCATAGCCCATGTCTTCGGATATGGGCTTTGTTGTTTTATGGTAGAATTGAATTTCCATGGCAACGACAATATACAACAGTCAAAACATATTTTTATTCAATAATGTTGAATTAGAGATAATACCATTAAAGATTAAGTATCTGCGTGAATTTATGATTACCTTTGAAAATATTAAAAATGCAAAGAATGATGATGAATCAATTGATATTTTGCTGGAATGTATAAGAATATGTATGAAGCAATACTATCCACAAATATCAACTAACATAGATATGATTCAAGATAATATAGATTTAGCAACTATGTATATAATACTAGATGCTGCTGCTGGTATTAAAATTAATAACACTTCTGAAGAACCAGTAAAGGATCAAGCAGAAAAAAGTGGAGTAACTTGGGAAACTCTAGATTTG